GGATACCATGACCCACGCTTGCAGATACCGTTACTGAAAACTAATAACGATGAGATAGTCAAGCACCTGAAGGGTGACGAGCCATGCAAGAAAGCACCAGAGATACTTAGTGATGTTCCCTTCACTGTGAACACTTGGATATATAACGTAGCAGTTGAGGTAGTAAGAAAAGATTTAAAGGTAGGTGTGATCCAACCTAAACCAGAGATTGATCCTTACCCTAAAGGTAAAGATGATGACAGCCCTGAAGTATTAGCGTGGAGAAAGAAAGCTAAGAAGCAACACATACTAGAAGAGAAGACAAGGAACTCTAGGATTGCAGTCACTTGGCTACTGCACATAGCCGGTGAACTAAAGGAACAAGACGAGTTGTTCTTTTGCTGTCAGTTGGACAGCCGTGGAAGAATTTATTATCGGCCACCATATCTAAACCCACAAGGTAATGATCTAAGCAGGGCACTCTTGCAGTTCTCTTACTACAACTACATGCAGACAGATGAGCACGTGAACTGGTTGCGTGTGCATGGTGCAAATGTATATGGGTTAGGCAAGTCGGACTGGCAGACAAGAATTGATTGGGTGCTAGAGCACGAGCAATTAATATTGACTTGTGGAAATGACCCTTGGCTTGCCTTTAGTTTCTGGACTAGAGCAGAGAAACCATTTAGTTTCCTAGCTTTCTGTCGTACCTATTACGAGTGGAAACAAGAGGGGCCAACCTATAAATGCAGGCATCCAATAATTTTAGATGCCACCTGTTCAGGTGTTCAGAATTTCGCTGGCTTACTCAGATCGCAAGAGATGGCAGAGCAGGTGAACCTCACGCAATCCGACAAGCCACAAGATATATATGCAGCAGTCGTTAACAAAATAAATGAAAGACTAAGACTAGATGGATGTGACGACAGCAAGAAATGGTTGATGCTACAACCTGATCGCAGTCTCACCAAACCCGCAGTGATGACAATACCCTACGCAGCTACGTACACTGCGTTCTATAAGTACGCCTATGACTGGGGTATTAAGAGAGCTAAAGATTTATACGGCAATACCTGTTGGCTTAACAAGACTGGATCAATGGGTACTGTTCACTTCATGGCTCGCATACTGCATGAAGAATCATCACGCATGATACAACCAGCAGTGCAAGCAATGAAATGGTTCAAGGCTATTGGTGTTAAAGCTGGTAAGAATAATATCCCTTTAAGGTGGACATCACCATCAGGATTATTAGTACATCAACAATACAATAGTACAAAAGATAGTAGAGTTAGACTTAAGTATTTGTCAGACATTTACTTAGACATTAGGGTACAAGAAGACTGTCCTACACTGAACACTAACAAGATGGGCAATGCTATCACTGCCAACCTATTGCATAGTTTCGACTCATCAATTATGGCCTTAACAATATTGAAATGTCGTAAGAAAAATGTTATAAATATAGGTGGAATCCATGATGCTTTTGTCACTGATCCCACCTCAATGAGTGTTGTTAGAGATGCAGCTAAAGAATCTTTTGTTGAGATATACAAGGATGATTGGCTGACTAAGATCAAAGACACACTCAAAGCACAGATACCTGTGCACCTACAACTGGATCTACCAGCCGAGCCACAGCTAGGCGACTTCGATCCAAGCACTACCTTGTCCTCAAACTATTTCATTACTTAATCAAATGGACTTCGTTGATTTAAAACCAATCCAACTGACAACACCTGACGACACATGCCTTACCTATTCATGGCTTGTTAACGCAGACAGCAAGTATCCTCCTGCTAGATGGCAGACAACACTTGTTATTCCTAATAGCCCAAGGGCTGTTGAGATAGGAGAACAGTTAGATACTTTCTTTCTGAACTTTAAGAAAGCATTGAAGGCTGCCTACCCTGACAAGAAGAAGGAAGACTACAAGTGGAATGAACTCCCTTGGAAATGGGAAGACCACGAAGAATTAAAACTTAAGAACGCTTTGATCCTCAAGTGCAACAAGAAGACGCACTCACCAGAGGGCACACCTAAAGCACCTCCAATAATTTTTGATAGCAGCCAGAAGGAACCACTAAACGATGAGCAGAAAGCAAAGTATGACAAGATTGGCCCTGGTACTACAGCACAAGTAGCCCTGTATGTCAGTCAATACAATCTGAGTGTCGGTACTGGATGCAGACTTACACCTGCTGCTGTCAACATCAAGAACTTTATACCTTTTGGAAGTCAGGCTAATACAGCAGAGGACTGGGGATTCACAGTTGATGCACCACAACAGGGAACAGGAACCCCATCAACAAATGACTTCGACTTCTAATAAATACAGAAGCAAGTTTGAAGCTTCAATCGCTGCTAACTTACATGCAAAAAATGTTGCGTTCACCTACGAATCCATACGACTGGAGTACACCCTCGAAGGGACGTATGTACCCGATTTCATACTACCTTCGGGCGTACTGGTCGAAGCGAAAGGCCACCTCCGTACGGAAGATAGACGCAAACTACGTGCAGTTAAGACGCAACATCCCCATTTAGATATACGCCTCTGCTTTCAGAACGCTAACGAAAAGATTAGCAAGAAGAAAAATAGTATGCGGTACTACGAATGGTGTGACCGCAATGGTTTCAAGTGGTGTCACAAAGTAATACCTGCTGATTGGTATGGATAAAGAAATCAGATGGATAAAGGGCAGACTCTACCGAGAGGAATGTCCTGGCAACTGGGAGCCGTATGATCCTGACGCACCTCCTGATACAGAGAGAGTGCAGAACATTAAGAAACGCAGGGCTGAACTTCAGACCATGCTTGACCACATAAGAAAAGCTACTAATGAATTACAGAACAACAGGGAGTGACCTTACTTATAAATATAGGGTTCGTGTCCTCACTCCTAGAAACGAGAAGTTCGATGAGTACATCATCGCAGCTAATAAAGAGAGAGCCAAGCGAGCACTGCTTGATAAGTATGGCAAGGATCATAAGGCTCTTGTCCTAGACCAGGAGCCAGGCAGTGTCTTCAAGTAAGGAAGTAAGCAGAGGGCCATGTCCACAGCCTGACTGCGATACCGATCATGGCAACGTCACCTTCGATGACGGGCATACACATTGCTACGCCTGCGACACAACTGTTCAACCTGAAAGACTAAAGAAACCTGACCCACTACCAACACCTGCTGCACAAAGGAGCAAGTTACTTAAAAACCTGCAACCTTTTAAGAAAGAGTGGTGTGGTATCACTGTCGAAACTCTTAACTTCTTTAGTTATTGCCAAGCTTTCTATCGTGAGCAGCAGGTACACGTTGCTACTTATAACGATCAGCAAGGACTGCCATGTGCACAGCACCTACGATTTAGAGACAAGAGATTTATCTGGATCTCTAATGATGGCATAAGTAACCTGCAATTCTGGGCACAAAGCAAGTGGCGGCAGAACCACGGCAGAGAATCCAATGTGTTCTGTGTAATTACAGAAGGCGAGAAGGATTGTATGTCAGTGAGTCAGGTACAAGGCAACAAGTTTCCTGTCGTATCACTGCCTTCAGGTACACAGTCAGTTAAGAAAGCAATAGGTGCAAACCTTAAGTGGCTGAGTCAATTCGCATGGGTGGTCATCTGCTTTGACAATGACACACCAGGAATCCAGGCCAGTCAAACTGCCTTGGAACTATTACCAGCAGGCAAGGCGGCTATCTGTCGCATCCCTGATCCATACAAGGATGCCAACGACATGCTCGTTGATGGTAAAGGTGCAGAGTTAAAGGATCTCTTATGGAAGGCAGTCCCAAGCAGGCCAGATTCTATAAAAGAGGCATCAACCTTATGGGATGTACTAATAGAACCTAATGCCAAGGCTATTGTTCACTTGCCTTGGACTGAACTCAATGAGAAATGCAGAGGCTTTCGTTCTAATGAGATGTGGTGTATAGCAGCAGGTTCAGGTACTGGTAAGAGTACGGTATGTAGAGAATTAGCGTATCACTTCCTATCTCAGAACTTAAAGGTAGGGTATATAGCTTTGGAAGAAAGTCTCAAGCGTAGCTTGCAAGGAATTGTAGGGGTTGCACTTAACAAGCCTTTGCATTTAGATGAGAGTGTCGAGATCCCCATCATCAAGTCGGCTTTTGATTCCCTCTTAGGATCAGGCCGACTTTTTTTATACGATCATTTCGGATCTTGTAATCCCGACACCCTCATTGAAAAGATTACATACCTCGCAACCGTTGAAGAAGTTGATGTTGTAATACTTGACCATCTAACCATCGTTGTCTCAGGGATCGCAGACCTAGATGAGAGAAGGGCTTTGGATGTTACGTGTACCAAGCTGAGACAGTGCGTTGAATCTACTGGTATAGGTTTAATAATTGTGTCGCACCTCCGTAGACCTGAAGGTAAGGGACATGAAGAGGGAGTGAAGGTATCACTTAATCATTTAAGAGGTAGCCACAGCATTGCCCAACTAAGTGACATGGTAATTAGCTGCTCCAGAAACCAGTCGGGTGACGCTGGTGAGCGTAGCCAGTTGCAGTTAGGTGTACTCAAGAATAGATTTAGTGGCTCAACAGGGGATGCCGACACCCTGCTCTATGACGAGAAGACTGGTCGCCTAGTACAACAAACAACTTTCTTCCAATGACTCTACTAATAGATGCTGACATGCTTGTTTACTCTGCCTGCTGTGCAAGTGAGCAAGACTTCAAGTTCAACGACTATCAACACGTACTTGTATCAGATGAACGTGATGCGTTGGACTATGTAGCTATGAAGCTAGAAGAATATCAGTCCATCACTGGTGATAGAGGCAAGATCATCATGTGTTTCTCTGACTATCCCACCTTTAGACATGAAGTATATAGCGAGTACAAAGCTAATCGAATAGGCAAGCGTAAACCCTTGGCATTTAAAGATGTAGCTGAAGCAGTGAGAAGGTATCACGATGTCGCTGTCTATCCCAACCTTGAAGCGGATGATGTGATGGGCATACTTGCAACTGAGGAGCAGCACCCTACTCGTGTCATAGTTTCAGGTGATAAAGATATGAAGACCATACCCTGTATTCTTCTGAGGAATGGAGAACTTGAAACCATTTCTGAAAAGAGGGCAGATAGAAACTGGATGTCGCAGGTATTGCAAGGGGATCGAACGGATAATATTCCTGGCCTTGTAGGTGTCGGGCCAAAAACTGCTGAAAAAATTTTGGGAGATTCCGAGACTCTTTCTGATATGTGGGACAAGGTGATAGGTGCATACGAGAAGAGGAAACTTACATACAAATCAGCATTGCTTTCAGCACGACTCACTAGAATCTTGAGACATGGGGAGTACAATTTACATAAGCAAGAAGTATCCCTCTGGGAGCCGCCCACCACATGATCGACGAAGAACTCTGGCCTCCAATAGATGAGGTACTCATTAGGAAACTAGAAGAGATCTACCCTGATAAATGTCCATCGATAGATGCACATGACCGAGAGATATGGAGGTACGGTGGACAGGTAGAACTAGTAAGAATGTTGCGATCTGTATATAATGAGCAGAACAACATCGAATAGCGATGGCAACTTACAACGAACCACTAATACTAACTTCAGCACCTGGAGCACCTACTAGTTCTGTTAATAAAACTACTGTTGACAGACCTTTAACTATGGAGGAATGGAATACTCTTGCTATTGGTAAACCAAAAGGAAAGGCTACACCTTTACCTGTTTTACATAACAAAGAATTTAAAGCAGGTACTAGGCCAAAGTTAGAAAAAGGTAGTCCATCACTTGTAAGTAAAGAAGATGTAGCAGCATGGGCACCTGAAGTTGATTCAGTGTTCCAAGCTGTACTAGGCAGAAATGCAGGAGCAGTTGGTCATCAATATTTTACATACGATTTAATGGCTGATACTGGTGCATTAATGGAAGATTATGGGTATTCATTTCCAAAGTCAAAGGGAATGGCACTTGCAAATATGGCAGCAAATGCTGGATTCTCTACCGAAGGAATAAATTTTAGCAAATCAGGTGTTGCAAATGTTAGCCCTCTTGCTACTGGTGCTGGTACTTGGAACCCAAGTAATAATCCTGAAGCATTTAACAGCCCTTTTAAACCAGGACAACAATTAGTTACAAAGCCAGATGGAACACGAACACTTGAACCTATCCCAACAACTGAAACTTCACCTGGAGGTCAACCACCAGCAGGTCAATCACCAACAGTTCCATATACTTCTGTTCCATTAAACCAACAGCCAATGCAACCTGTTGTTTATGGTGGCGGTGGTAGTAATACAACTGTCGTTACAGGACAAGGGCCACAAGCTAAGACTGCTGCTGATGCTTTAAAGATTATGCCTCAGAACCCAGTCGTATTAGCTGGTGGTAATCGACAAGATTACTCAAGACAAGAACGTAAAGGTGGCATGGGGCCAATACCAGGGGGAAGAGTAGGTGGTGGTGGTGTAAACATCTTTGGTTAAGGTTAGTATGGTAGGCATAACACGAACGATTCATCATGTGTGGTGGCGGCGGCGGTTCTTCTAACGAGGAAGCAAGAGAAGAAGCTGATGAAAGACATCAAGAGAATCTTGCTTTACAGCGAGAACAGATGGCTGAACAAAAGCGTCAGTTCCAAGTAACTAGGGATGACAATCAGAAAAGATATAGAGAACAAAAACGTATATCGGAAGCTGCTCCACCTCCACCACCGGCAGAAGATGCAGGCGTAGCAACACCAGCCATAGACGAACTAATGATTAGTGGTGCAAACAGAAAGAAATACAGATCAGCAGAATATAAGAAAGAGACAAGAGACAGAGCCACCTCTTCCCTTGGTATTAACTAATGGATTTAAAAATCAACGACATTGATCTTGCACCTGGTAAAGGTAGAAAGAAAAAGAAAGGTACTACCCTTGCTGGTAGATACGACCAACTAAAAACTACAAGAGATCCTTTCCTTCAAAGGGGTAGAGACTGTAGCAAGGTAACGATTCCATCTATCTGTCCTGACTCTAACCAAGGAGATCATGGAAAACTTAAGACACCTTGGCAGTCAACTGGTGCACGTGGTATAGCGCATTTGTCGCACAAACTTTTGATTACACTTCTACCTCCTAACACCCCATTTTTTAAGTTAGAGATAGATAGTCTTGCATTACAAATAGAAGAGCAAGGGCCAGAGATTAAAACAGAACTAGACACAGCATTAGTCAAGGTCGAACAAGCTTGCATGACATCGCTTGAGACAATGAGTGCAAGAGCTTCATTGAACCAAGCCTTTAGACAACTGTTGGTTACAGGTAATGTTCTTCTCTATGTACTACCAGATGGAATAAGAGTTATACATCTACAAGATTATTGTGTCGTTCGTGATCCAATGGGTCATGTTACTGAGATCTTAATAGAAGAAGAAGTCTACCCTGAAGCATTGCCTGACGGATTCTTACCTGACCAGAAGGAAAAAGAAGAAAAGTTAGAGGCGACAAAGAAAAGTATTAAGGTACATACATGTGTAAAGTTTGAGAACGGAGTAGCCACCTGGTATCAGGAGGTACGAGGAAAGGAGGTACCTAACACTTATGGTCGTTGCCCAGAGAACTGTAGCCCTTGGATTGTATTGAGATATGAGAAGCTTGACTCTGAAGACTATGGACGTTCACATACTGAGCAGTACTACGGTGATCTGACTGCACTTGAATCTTTGTATCAAGCAGTGATTGAAGCAGCAGCAGCAGCCAGTAAGATTTTATTTCTTTGTAATCCTAATGGTACGACCCGACCCAAAACCCTGTCGTCAGCAGCGAATGGGGCTATCATTCAAGGAAATGCACAGGATGTTTCAGTTGTTCAAGCCAACAAGCAAGCCGATCTACAAATAGCTAACTCAACTATTGATCGTATCGAAGGTAGGTTGCAGTTTGCTTTCTTACTTAACTCAGCTATCCAACGACCTGGTGAAAGAGTTACAGCAGAAGAGATTAGATACATGGCACAAGAACTTGAAGCAAGTATCGGTGGGTTCTACTCCATACTTACTCAAGAACTACAGCTACCACTTGTACGTAGGTTGATCTACATGTTACAGAAGAAAGGCAAGCTACCTGAGTTCCCTAATAGTCAAGAGACAGGTGAACCATTAGTGCTACCTAAAGCTGTAACAGGATTGGAAGGTATAGGTAGAGGTGATGATATGAATAAGTTAACTGAGTTCTTAACTCTTACTCAGCAAGTACTAGGGCCAGAGATAGCACAACAATATGTAAACTACGAAGAAGCACTGCGAAGATTGGCAGCTAGTGCTTCAATAGATACGACTAACTTAGTCAAGACCAGCGAGCAGCTACAACAAGAAGCTGCTGCTGCACAAGCTCAACAGCAACAAGACCAGCAGCAACAACAGATGATGGAAATGATGAAGTCATCTGCTGCATCTAAAGTTGCTGATAACTTTACTCAACCAGGTTCACCTTATGGCCCCCAATTCTCAGGAAACTCCGACGACGGAGCAGCAGGAAGTATCCCTAACTCCCTCCCAGATCTCAGGGCAGCAGCCCAAGGACTCCCCAGTGGCCCAGTCCCAGGAGGAGAAGGTTAAGGAACTACCTCCAATAGTTGCAGATAAACCTGTCGCTAAGAAAAAGAAAGTGAAGGAATCACAGGTTATTAAAGATAGCCCAAACCATATCACTATTAAATAACTACTCTCACCCATCACCATGCCTGATCCTATTACTATCTCAGAACCTGAGACTGGTGCTTTGTCTCCTGAACAGGAGGTTGACGCTAAAGACGAAGCACTAATAAATGAGTCGCAAGAAAATGGGCCAGTTAAATTTGCTGGCAAGTATGAGTCTGTCCAAGACTTAGAGAAAGGATACGAAGAACTTCAGAAGAAGTTAGGTAGTCCAGAAGAAGGCGACAAGCCAGAAGTATCTGAAACAAAAGAAGAATCAGAACCTAGTAATGCAACAGAAATCTATGGTGAATACATAGGTAGTCGCCTTGATGAAGTTGGTG